TGCTACAAGGTATCCTCTTCCTGGGTCAGTAATTATTATCCTTACAATTTTTCCGTTGTCAATTACAGGAGTAAGCACTGCTTGTTTACTCTTTGCAACACCAATTAAATCTATTTCAGCTAAAGTGTCTACTGATGTGTCGTATAACCTTGAAATGGAGCTTGGGAAATCTTCTTTGTAGTTTAATCCTGTTAAATTTTTATTTTCAACTATAAGATTTTTTATTAATACACCATTGATTCTTTCTATTGTTTGCTTCATAGCTTCAATATTGTTTACAAATAAACTCTGTCTTGGATTGTTTAAAATTCCGTATTTCTTTTTTGGACCAAGAGTGTTATCTGGTACAGGCCTATTTCTAGTATCATATCCTATCAAACTATCAAACCATTTACGTTCTATATCTCTATTTGGTTTGCTACTTGCTAATCCATCAGTTAGAATTTGATACTGGTTATGTATGTTTGTATCTTGTTTATCAGTAGTATAATATTGTATACTAATTGCAACATCTTTATCTTGTATCAATGTATCACAATTATTAATTGCAAATTGATTATTTGCAAAAAATGAAACATATTTGTAACCATAATTATAAGGATCTGCAATCAGTTGTGCTGTATTAAATGCACTTTCACTTCTAAAGTCATTATTCGGAATTGTTTTTTTATCTTTTACCCAATAAAAATATTTGTCTTGAAAACTTTGACTTAAACTGTCGTATACTTTTTTAATAACATAGTTTTCAGTGCTTTTTGCTTGACCGCTTATACCTTGAGATAATCCGTCATTTGTATCTGCTTGTGCGTTCCATTCTGTTGGAGTAAGTGTTGTTTCTATCCACTCGTATACATCAATGCTTGCACCAGAATATAATTTATTCCAATTGTTTGTACTGTATGTCACATCGTTTTGGTATGGATTTAGGAATTTTGCATTTGTCAAATCCCACCAAAGCTGGCCAACTTGTTCAGTACCCCAGGTGTTTAGCCTATCAACAACAACTCCTGTACCAGTTGTATATGTAGCTGGATCGTAATACGTCTTATATCTTAACTCCTGTTCTGCTATACCAGCAATTTTTCCTTGTAGTACGTCAATATAATCTAAGTAAGCAAGTAATTTTTTAGTTTTTGTATTGTATAGAATTACTTTTTTTATTTTGTTTAGATCTACAGGATCTTTAGGAGATCTAATTTCATCGTAAACTTTGCCTTGTACTCTGTAATCTACAAACGCTCCAAGTTTGCTTGCAGTTTCTAATCTTGGTAATCCAACATATACATGATTATTTCTAGCTAAAACATTTCTACCAAAATAATCTACATTTGCATTATTTAATTGGATTATGTCGGCATATAATAACTTTCCGTTAATGTTTTCATAAACGTATACAACTCCATCGTCTACATTTGTCTTTCTAAATTTTGTAAAACTATTATCAAATGTAGTAGGTCTAGGATTAGGAGGACTTGATGGATCATTTATATAGTTTGAATCTGTTTTCTTAAGACTGTATACATCTATCGTTGACTCAAACATGCTATCAGCATTTTTACTTCCTATTGCAAGTACATCACCTGTATATGATACTGTGGTTCCAAACTGTTCGGCTCTTTCATTTTTTGGACTGTAAAGAGTTTGATCAAGTATAAACTTTCCTGCCACTTGTCTGTAAATATAAACTAATCCTTGATCTGCATTTATTTCATCATCATAAGGTGCACCTACTGCAATACTCATTCCGTCATCTGAGATAGATATACTTTCTGCAAATCCCATTGTTTTGTTTGGTGCTTCAATTAATTGATCAAATTCAAAAAATCCGTTGTTGATTCTATATACAACAATGCCATTAGGTTTATCTGCATCATATGTAACACTAGTGACTAAAACTTCTCCATTATTACTAACATCTATAGATTTTCCAAATACACCTAAAGCAGTCTGATCCAACACTGTGCTTCCGTCTGTACTGTCATTGATTACAGACAACGTTGTATCGTTTGGTAAGTATCCTATGTAATCAACTAAATCATCTGAGCTAGTCCAATTAATACTGTTAAATGTTCCTGCAGGCAGATTAGTTAGTGCAGTAAGCAACTGTCCGCCCAAGTACACAATATCATTTTCTTTATACACTCTAGTAGGACTAAATTCACCTTTAAATTTTTTATTTTTTGCAGTATCCCAATCAAAAGTTATATTATTTTCTGTGCCTTTTTTGTACTGATAAATTCTACCGTTATTACCTTCTTGCGATGCGTACACAAACAATCTATATAAGTCATTATTTTGTGCACCTTTAACTGTTGTACCTAGATATTGGTTATCTGCCCTATATTCGTTAATGTAATAACCAACAGGATCATATACGCCTGACGGTTTACGTTCCCAGACACTAAACATACCTTCGTATAAACGTGTACTTAAATTTCGTTCTGCATTTTGATCTACCGGAATACTGTAAACTTCTTCCCAACTATTGCTGTCTGGGCCTGGTAAAGTAGGTTGTCTTGGTATACCACTAACTTCTCCTTCTTCATAAAACCAATATTCTGATTCTAGTAAGATATTACTACTTGGTAAAGCAATATTATTGTCAGCTTGGAATACTAAAAATTTTCCTATTCCAAATGGGGCATATTCAAAACCAACTGCATCTATTTGTCCAAACACACGATCGGCTTGATAAACTGGATTTGCACGACCAGCATCTCCTATAAATTCTATTTCAACGTTATCACCAAAATTGTTTCCTAAACTAAAAGTTCCGGTTGTGTTTTTTACAAATATAACACCATCAAACGAATTTCTAATATAGAATACTACGTCAGCTTCCGCTCCTGTACCTAGATCTCTTACTCTGAGTGTATCTCCTCCACCTAACACTATTGGTTCGAAAGGATTTCCTAAACTATCAAACTTTGTAAAGTTAAATTTGATATATCCGTCCCAAACATCGGTTACAGTTTGTTCTTTATTTGTTATAGCTGTTGTTAATCCAATATCATTTAAATTGACATATGAATTATCACTCCAACGTTGTAACTGATCGACATATAAATTTATTTTTTGTCCTGCACTTACAGTATCTGTAAATGCTTTAGGAGCTTTCATTACATAAAGATTGCTTAATATTGGATCTGTAACACCTTCTGCTCCTGGAGCACCTTGGTTTGATAAAGTTCTAATGTAACTACCTATTGTATTTTCACTGTTTACTGTACTATCGTCGTCAACATCTAAAACATTAAAATATCTTCTGGCTTCATTTGTTTGTCCTAATGGTGTGAAATCTTCGTATATTAAACCCTTTGAACTATCAACATTAGTGCTTTCAGTAGGTCCTGTGACATATGCTTGACCAACATTAATTACCCAATATCCGCCCCATTCAGCAGTATAATCAGCACCATCGCTTTCAAGTTTCTTTTCATATTCGCCTACGAAATCACCATTTGTTAAAAATAAACTGCCTGTTTCAGAAAAGGTACCGTTAACATCTTTCATGTAAATAGTTACCCTAGCAACTTCTGCATATACGTATGCAACAGTACCGGTAGCACCAGCTGTTTCTAATACATCATTGACTACAGGCACATTAGTAGCGGCATCTACATACAAAACAGCATCAACTTTATGGATTATTTGGTGTTCGCCTGTAATGAAATCTGAAGTAACTATTGGATTGAATATACTATTAAAAGGAACAACATCTTCTATTGCTGATTTATTTTGGTAAGCATTTGATCTTTGATTCCATTTTAAACTAATAGTATCACCTATTTTTGAACCTTCATACTGTTTTGCAGGTCCTCTTACGATTAGATGATCAGTAAGTGTATTTGTAAATGGGTAATTACCCGCTGCAAGCACTGTTGGAGCATCATCAGTTTCTTCAAGTAATCCTAAACTTTGCCTTATTTGAGTAACACTTGCAAAACTTTGAAAATTTATACTAGCTTCAGCACCTTGTATTCCTGCACTTGCTTTCCATAAAGAATCTTGATATTTTACAATGTCATTTTTTAAGTAATCAATTGTTGTGATAAAATCATCTTGATATCTAGTTTTCACTTTTGATGCATGAGGAGAGCCAACGTAAATATATCTGCCATCTTCGCTAACATCTACACTTGCACCAAATCTTTCATTATCCATAGCCGCGCCAGCTAAAGGCACAAGTTCTGCAATTAAAATGTAATTATTACTTTCACTTGCTCTGTTATATACATTTACCATTCCGTTTCCGAAGTCTGGTAATCCTACTGCAATAACTGTATTACGTTTGTTGACAGCAATGCTACTCGCAAAATTATGTAAAGCACTATCATCACCGTTAGTATTTTCTAGTGTTTGAGCTAAATTATAATTTCTTGTATTTTGTAACACTGACCATTTGTCATCTGCAGCTTTGTCAATCCAAAGTATATCGCCATCTTCTAAAGTTTTTTGTGCAATTTTATTTGCTTCGTCGACAGATGATGATCTTACTTTTATAAAGTTAGTAATATAACCTACTGTGCTTTCTATATCTTCTATATCTGCGTCAGTTGCTATAGTAATACGATCGCCTGATAGTGATTTAATTTTATAAAAACCGTCTAATCCTTCAACATCAAATATTCCTATTATATCGTTTACTTCTATATCTCTATATGTTTCTTTTAATTTTATTGTAAATTCATCTGTGCCGCTTATAATGCTAGTAATAGCATTATCTGTATTTGAATATTTGTATACACTCCAAGATCTATTATCGGTACCTACCCAGACATAGTCTCCTTGTTTTAAATTTTCAAATTCTAAATCTGCAATATCGTCATATGTTTGAGCAATAACTTTTACATCTTCAAGATCAACATAACCTGAATTTTGTACATATGTTTCTTCTACATACTTTGTAGGGAAAGGAGCATGATTATAATTATCACTTTTTTGGTATACATCATAAGGTGGAATCTTAAATGTTAAATCCGTTAATGATGGATCAATGCTATTAACAAGTTCTATAGGTTGAGGTGAGAGTCTAAATTTACTTTCATCTAAAATGTAATCTACTTCTTGAAATGAATCAACAGCACCATATTGTCCGTCTTTCACAGCCCATTCTTCGTAAAATTCTAAACTATCTTTATCTGCACTTGCAAGAGCATCAAACATTTTTGTTAAAACATTTTTTGTACCTTTGTCTTGTAACATACCTTGATAAAATTTGTACTGACTAACGTCATCATTAATAATGTTTTCTAAATACTTGCGTTTCTGATAACCTATCAAATGTTGAGCAAGTCTTTGTTGCTCTACATCAAAATTGTCACTGTCTAAATCATAAAAATCTGTAAACTGAATTGCTTTGTAATCCCAGTTGCTGTATAAACCTCCTACAGGTTTATCTGTAAGTCTATTCCATTGTTTGTCAATAAAAGTTTCTGTGCCTGGAACTTTTTGATCTGCAGCATAATAAAATTCTTTATACTTAACAATAGCTCCAATATCATAGTCGTTCCAGGGTTGCCATTCTACAATCTTTGCACTGTCATAAAAGAATCCTGGAATACTTATGCTACCGTTCCATTCGTCAGTTCTATACCCTGCTACCTTAATACGCTCTTGTCTATATCCAGGTTCTAAATCGTAAATTATATCTCCGAATACTGTACGGTTATCTAACAATACAACATGCTCTTTTTGCACCAAAGGCAGTGTTGCGGCATATATTCCATCTGCTGTATTTCTAGTTTGAATATAAAATTCGTTTGGAGTTTCTCTTCCTACTGCTAAAAATTCTGGACTTAGAATTTTTCCGTCTGCTTTGACTAAACTGTATCCTAATAATGTATCATACACATTAGAAACTACATTATATTCACTAACAAATTTTAAATATTGTGCAGCAGGCGATACAGTAAGCAATGTACCGTTATCCCAGCGTTGTGTTGTCCAAAACATAAATTGCTTTGCACTATATTTCCAATCTTGTACTACTGCCTCATTACCTTCATAATTATCAAATACAAATCCTTGTGCTTCTAACCAGGCGCCATAACCTAACATAAAGTCAACAACTTCTTGTAAAGTATTAAATGTTGTGCCGTATGAAACTTCTTTGACTATGTCTTTATTGTATAATTTTGCAAAACTTGCTCTTGCTCCGCCTGTCATAGGAAGTTCAGCAAGTTTAATAGTTTTGTCTCCGTCTATTGTATTACCGCTTGTATGTGATTCTGTAACCCTATAATAAGCATTTTGGAATTCAATAATATATCCTTTTTCATAATATTTTTCCGATGCAAATTTTAGAAAATCTTCGCTTATCCCGCCAACAGTAATAATTGGATCTTTTTGTTGTTTTATAACCGGGTGTGTTTGGAACGTAGCACTTGTATTGCTATAACCTCTTACAGTATAACCTCCTGCAACTTTTTCTATGATTACTCCTGAATATGCAACAGTTTTAGTCGGGGTGCTGGTATTTAGAAATATTTCATAATTTTCATCAGGAACAAAAACATTACCTTCATTAGTAGGACTTCTGCTGTCCAATATTAATTTAAACTTTGCTTTTTCTGTAAAGGCACCTAATTTAAAACCAATGTTATTTTTTATAGACGAAATATTATTTTTGTATGTATCATAACTAGTGGTTACATCAAGAAACATGTAGTCAGCGATATAATTTACAAAGCCGCTTGTATACGTTTGAGTGGTATCATTTACAGATGCAGGATAAACTATCTTATCTAATTCTATTTGTTTGTTAGTATCTTTGTATACAAGTATACCTGCAACATCACGTATTTGTCTTGATCTATCAAATGCTGTCGCAAACATTCTATTTGGAGCATTAAGTATTAAACTAGAAATTAAACTAAAAGCATATTCGCTAGACTTACGCCAAGCTGACTCTACAGGTGCACCATCGCCAAATTTAAAATTGTCTTCAATACCAATACTAGTAAATCCTTGAGCATATCCGCTTGCTAAGGGACTTAACAACTGTCCATTAGGATCAGATGGAATATGACTTGTTAAATTAGGTCTTTTATATTTTTTTATAAATTCAGCTGCTTTGTTTGGTTCAGCAATTTTTCCTTGTTCTATATCTTGCCACATAACTAAGTTATCACCTGTATACGGGGCAGGTCCATAGTTTGTTTCCCACCAAGTAGGCTTAACTGTAAAGCCGAGCATTTCCCAAGGATGTGTATGAGGGCGATCAGTATCATAAGCCATCATATATACCTGACGCCAATATCCTGGAAGTTTCTTTCCAGTTGGACTTTGCATAGATTCATAATTAAATGTAAAACTATCTGATCTTACAAAATTATTTTTTGTATATTGTGTGTCGGCTACTTTAGTCCATTCAATAAAGTCCTTTAGCATTCCTTTATCAATTGCTGTTTTAGGTGTATCTGTTTCTCTAGAATCACCTTCAATATACTCATCAAGATCAAAAACAGAAGTATCATAATTAATTTTTATATTATTATAGATACGTTTTTCTAATTCTAATATTAAATCATCTCTATAATCACCATATGCTTTCACAATGCTTCCATCGTGTCCCTGTATTACATCAACTGCTGTTCTATAAGTATTATCAGAAAATTTAACAGGCTCCCAAGCTGGATATAAACCTAGTTTTGTTGGAGTGGCAGGTACATACGAACCATTTGTATTTTCATATTCGTAAATTGTCACAACATCATCTTCAGCCTTTGTTGCAGTTATTAAGACAAATCCTTCAGTGTTAAATGTGTAATCTTTACCATGTATAAGTTGTATACCATTTAAATAAACTGTAACTGCCTTTTTGTCAAGCATTGTTTTATCAAATACTCTTGACAAGGCAAAGAACTGGTTATTGGGATCTTCTATTTCATACCTTAATTCTTTTGAAGCTCCTAATGGAACCATATCACTAAAGAAAAACGGTTGTGTTTCTGTTTTACTTTTGTTTATTTCTGCAAATATTAAATCAACATGTGTTTTAATATCTCCTTCGAAACCTAATGTGTCTGCAACTTGTATAAATCTACGTTTAAACTTTCCGTACTCTTTTCTTGAAAACAAAATTGAATTTATAATATTGCTTTCTACATTTGTTAAATGATATAAAGAATGATTTATTAATCCGCTATGCTTAACAAATCTGTTACCGTAATTAGTAACATTACCTAAATCACGTAGATTGCTTTTACCAGGATAAAAACCGTCAAAATTGTCTACTTCTTCGACAATAGTGCTTACATGATCATTTACTTCTCCTAGAGTAAATTCTGTAACATTTTTATTTAGAGGATTTCTTTCAAAATTTATAGGAAATTCATAATTTCCATTTTTATTTTTATCTGCAGATGATTTTGTTTTAATTAATACTATGTCATTTACATTTAATGTATTTGTAAAAACAATTTGTTTTACATTATTTACATTTTGTGTAGTAGTAAAATCAATTCCTTCTTTTTGTATAATATTATTTTTATAAACCCTTAACCATAAGTCATTTAAATTTGCACTTTGGTAATACATGTCTATGTCAAATTCGGTTTGCGTTCCATCATACACATATTGACGTAGTACTTTTTGTGTGCTAAGAGTTTTTGCTTTTTTGTAACCAGTCTGATAACTGAAGGTCTCGATGTCACTAAACTTCTTTAAAAACGTAATATCAGATTTTACGTCTAACAAAGAATTTTGAGTTTGGTACGTGAAAGTTTGTCCTAAAAGATCAAAGTCAAATAAAATATCTCCGCTGTTGGTGATGTTCCTGTAAGATAATGGAAATCCTAATTCTGTATCATTTACTCCGCTACCTTGCTTATATGAAAATATTTTATTTCCTAAAAAATTAGTTGCTTCATATACAGTTTTATCCCCGTAACTTATTCCATCTTTGTCAAATAAATCAAATAACGGACTTACATTTACATCAGTTTTATCTTGGCCGTTTTTCCATTCAGTGCCATTAAAATAAAACATCTTTCCTTTATATGTATCGCCTTGTCTCACTAACACAGTTTCATTGACTATTGCATCTGTATCTGTTTCATCAACTAATGCTATTTGTGTTTTATTATTAAACACAATAAATTTTACTTTGAATATTTTTCCGTAAACTCGTTCGTCATTATCTCCTAAGAAAAGGATTCTCATTCCTTCTGATAAATCTATATTGTCAATATTATAACCAACTGATCCTTCTATAACAGATCTTACGTCACTTGTAAAAACATCAACCAAGTCTACATCTTGTTTATTTTTAGTACCAAAATTAAATAACTTTATACCTGCTTCAAATTCAATAATTGGTCTGCTTGCTCTATTTGTTTGATCAACACTTACAGGTTGATTGTTAATTTCTGCACTTTTCTCAATAACATCTCTATGGAACCAACGGTTATATCTGCTCCATAAGTTTCCGTCGATTGCACTTCTATTAATAACAACATAATCTCTTGTTAAAGGATAACCTATGCTTTGTCCAAATGGTAATCTATCAAATGCTCCTTGGTCAAATGGATTTGTAATATTTGCTGTAAATGTGGTTGGTACATCTAGGCTATCCTCTTTTACTAGTTTTATAGCATCGCCAACTCCTTCTACGTAATATTCGCCCTCAGAATATGAACTTGGAGATACATTACCAATAAAATAAATTTTCATTCCATTTGAAAGCTCAAATCCGTTACCAGTTTTATAAGTTTTTTTGCCTACTACTTCTGCATCAACATCAATTTTTGTAGCTTCTTCAATATTGTAAACTTCTATAACTCCGCTACTTCCAGGATCATTTGCACTCATGTAATAAATTACGTCAGGTGTGTTTTGATCTAATCTAAACTCTATAATGCCATTATCTGTAGCATCAGAAGAATCTTGAATTATATTATAGCTAGGATCTTCAACACGCTTGGTTCTGAACACAATAGGTAGTCCAGGAGCATCGATTTCAAATCTATATGTTATTCCCCTATATAATTTTAATGTAGGATTAGGAGTTTTTCCATCAGGTGAAAATATATACGATTTGTTATCTAAATTATCTTGTGCTGTGACAGTGTATGTGCTGATTACATCAATTGTCTGTCCTGCTACAGGTACACTTTGAGGTCCTGTAGGTAACCAATAATATTCTCTAAAGTTTACAAATTTATCCCAGTCAATGTGTGGATCCCAGGAATAGTATTCCTGTGCATTTAGTTTGGAGTGATTTGTATTCTCGCCGTTAAAATTTCCTATTTGATTTATAAAATCATTATAGTCTTTGTAATAATTAATATTTCCTAAATTATCTCTAATTAAACTTGCAGGTTCAAACTGATAGTCTTCTCGTTGGGTGGACACGTCACCTATATAATTGTCGTCGGCTTTATAAGCATCAGTAATTTTTCTTCCATAGTACCCATTAACCTTTTCAGCTACTCCTGGCTGAATCATTTGGTCAAAAGTGGCGCTTAGAAATTTTCTATTATAACGTGATCTAAAATATTTAGGTAGATGATTTATGCTAGAACGTTTTACAGGACCATCCGCCGGTAATGCCGGATCATTTTGGTTATCATTGTAAGCCATTAGTAACTATATCCTCCGCCGCCGGAAGAGCCGCCGCCACCGCTAGATGATCCTCCTCCACCGCTACTACTTGAACTACTGCTTGAACTACTACTTGAACTACTGCTACTGCTACTACTGCTACTACTGCTTATAGTTCTATATGTGCTTCCTGTAGAAGCAGTTGATGTTGAAGTTGTTGCACTTGTAATTCCTGTATTTGAAACATTACTTTCTGTTACAACGCTTCCTGCAGCTTTAAGCCTACTTGCTGTAATTGCATCAATAATATCAATATCAGTCACTTGAGCTCCGCTTATGAATATTTCATCACTCTCAGATTTAATTTCATACAAACTACCAAATGTTTGTGTATCATCTTGAGGTACAATTACAAATGTTGTTAAGTCGGGAGCAAGCTGATTCATTACATAAGCACTGAGTTCACTGAAATAAAATGTCTCGCCAAAGTCCCAATTTTCTAAACTAAAGAATTCATTAATTGCACTAATGACTCTAGACTTTACATCGTTGTCATTAAGCACCTTGTCAGGATTTTTTACTAATTTAAATTGTGCTTGCAAATCACTACTCGCTTTATCGCCAAACAATACTTTATATTTTACAGGATGATAAATTATCTCATCGCTTATAGATTTTACTTCATTTAACTTACTACCAAAATTTTGAAATAAAGCATCACTACTAGGTGGTAATGGCTTTGTGTCTATTGTGTTATCTAACCATTGTCTAAAAGATGTATCAAAACTCCTTGTAAGTATGTATGTATCAACAATGTTACTAGCACTAGGATCGATGCGTGTACTTGCATCAGCTGCATGGACATAATGAAACTTTAAAGTATCTCGTCCGACTTGTGCTTTATATTCATCTGTTAGGTTTAATGTGCTTGTAGTTTTATCAAGTATTTTAAAAACATTTTCGTCTACAAGATAAAAAACTTGTCCATCATCATAAGCACTATATGCTCCAACAGAAGTTTGATTTTGCTTTATTTGTATTTTTAAAACATTGTTACTGACATAATTAAAATCTTCAACTCCGTCTGCAGATTTTAACTTACGTAAAAATATAAATTTTTCTAAAGGATTTGTAGTTTCATCTACTATCTCGTCAAATATTTGCGGATCGTCAACTACGCCGTCGTCATCTGAATCAAAGAAACTTACCTGTATTTTCTTTGAATTTACGTATCCTTCTGCATCTCTAAATTCTTCTTTTATTTCCCAATCAAAATCAACTGTAAAACTATCTGTACTATCAGGTTGCTTGTTGATGCTTAAAACGCTAATTTTATCTTTTATTGTTTTTCCTGTAAGATTATTGTAAATTTTATCACTTGAATCATAATAGAATTTTACTTCTTCATCACTTTCAAATATATACCTACTACCACGATATGTGATTGTGTATTTTTCTCCGTCTGTTTGAAATAATAATAGCCAACTAGCATCTAGCTTATTTCCAGATACATCACCTGTTTTACCTATACTGAAATCTGTATTCAAACGTAAATTTTCTTCAGTGATTAGTTTCCATTCTCCACTAGTTCTGTCAAACCGTAAGCCAAATGCGTTATATGCAGACACTTGGTCAATAATTTGTGTTTGCACTTCATCAGTGATTTCTGATGGAATAAATGGTTTGATTTCAACTAGTTGTGCATTTGAAGGTATTATATCATTAAATTGCACTGCTCCAATGCCGTCATCATTTACAGTAGTACCATCTCCTTCAACACTTATAATTTTCGTCCATCTATATGTAACAGAATCAGGATGATCAGCCGCACCGTTCATTAAACCGTCGCCCATAAAATGCTGTCCTGTTGGAGCTATAAATTTTACTAGAGAACCTGGTTTTACAAACTGTAGGGTTGAAGTTGTAAAAGTACCTAATTGTATCTTGACACCTGCTGTACTTTCAAAAATTCCAGTAGCGGTGTTTGTTTCGTTTGTCTGTTGCTTCCAAATTATGTTAAGATCTGTTACATCAATTTTTGGAAACGTATTTGAATAAAAGTTTTTTATAAGTGTACTTCTTAATATAGGTTGTATTGTGTTGTTGATTGCACCACTTATATCTGTTGTATTGCTAAATGTAAACGTGGCTTTTGAATTTACAAAGTCTTTATAAATTACACCGTCAGTTGCAAACATATTAGTTTTACTGTATTTTCCTGTAGCATCTAGTAAATCAAAATATCTTGAAATGCCACTTGCGGTTCTATTGACACTTTTTGTTTTAACAATTTCTTGTGAAACTGTTAACGGAACAATTTGATAATCTTCAGCAGTAATCATTCTGTTTTGTGTGTAATAAGTTGCCGGAGCATTATTCTTAATACTTTCACTTGTTTCGCTTACTGTAGCATTGTCAACTGTATACTGTAATGAAAATATAAAAGTTAATGTTTCAACACTACCTGACCTAGAAACATAAGGAACTTTTATACTAATACCCTTCATTTCATCTGGTGTAATGACCATACGCTGATTTTTACTGCTTCTGTAGTAAGTTCTAAATGTTCCTTTAGGTAGGTTACCAAATACACCATCTGAAAAAACAATAGATATTCTATCTTCAACTCTAGTAAGCACACTGTAGAAATTTCTTACACTTTTGTTTAAACTGTTATAGATGACATTGTTGCCTTCAGTAGCCGCAACTTTTGTCCAAAGTTCTACTTCTTGTCCATTAGAATCTAATTTGTAAAGCCATACATCTGTATCATTTACATTTACAGCATCAATAGCAACTACTTGATTAGTTGTTGGATTTGTGATTGTAAAAGGACCTTGATCTAGTGCACCTTGACGGAAGTGACTAAAAAATCCTGTATTTGTGCTTCCATTACCTCTGCCGTCATTTCTATATAACATAGCAAAGTTGTTGCCCGGAAAGGGTGCTTCTTCTTCAATGACGCCATCGCCTATATCTGTGCTGACGATTTCAAATCTATTGTTGCTACCACTCACTGCTTTATTAAAACTAAACACAGGAACATCTTGGTTGGTACTATTAAATCTATACTGTTCTGTTGGAACACCTGCTATTGTATCTTTTTTAAACGGACGACCAAAAGTTCCGTTGACTGGAAGTCCTGCATTCATTACAAGAATAAACTGCTCATACCAATCTGGATTTGATGGGTCATTCCAAAGAATGGTTTGGTTTTCTAAATTTGTGTTATTACTATCTAGTATTTCTTCAGTAGTTGATATACTTTCAACTTTTAAAAGTCCATTTGCTGTTTGATTACGCTTAGGATTATATGAAAGCAAACGTGCAAGACGCAATACACTTTCTCTACGCTCTGCAAGTTCAAGGAAATTTTCTCTAGCGTTGAGATCTGTGCGGAATGCAAGATTTTGTCCTAGGTACGCAATTAGATCAATAAGTGCAATGTATTCACTAGACTCTATGTAATCGTTAAAATCCTCAGGATAATTTTCTCTGAGGTAGTTAATCATTGTACGGCGAAGATTGTCAAAATCATAACTTTGAAAATCTGCATTTCTGTAGCTCTGATAGACACGTTTCCAGTCTTCTGCTACAAGTAATCTATTTTGTCTATCTGTTGACGACATATTTGCTTCCTTGTTCTATACAGTATTTATTATGATTGGAAAAGTGCGTACTTTATTTTAGCCTAAAAAACCAGCGTTTTGGTCAAATTGTAAACGTAAATTTTCTGATATGTTATAAGGTAGATATGATAAATCTATTTCAATTTGTAATCCACTCTCATACTGATCTATACTTACATTTGTAACTTGCACCCTTGGATCATAATTTACTATTTGTGTAACATTTTCTACTATTGCTTCTTTAAGTTGTTCTGTAAGAGGATCAAATAATACGTCCCAAATAATAGTTCCAAATTCTGGATCTGATAATTTTTCGCCTTGACGTATATGAAAATGGTTTAAAATATCTTGTTTAATCAAAGCAAGATCATAAAGCACTGTTTCACTGTTTTCTGGATTTACAGTAGATATACCTCTATAAGCACGACTAGATACACCATATTGTGTACTAGTTCCTGTTCCTTTTACTTCAATTTGTTTGTATAACTGTTTTTCTTTTGTGCTCATAATATTATTTACCTTGCTCCTTTTACCTCTTGTTTGTTGGTGTTAACTGGAGGTAGAGGTTCTGCTTTTACGTTTGTACCATCTGGTTCTAATGTTAAACTTGATAGCCTTGGTATTTCTCCGTTGACTAATTTGTACAAATATCCGCTACCTGTTTTTTGTCGTCTAGGAGTTTCGGTGGATTTTTTTGCATATCCTACTGCTCTTTCAAACTGTTTAGCAAGACTGCTCAAACTACTGCTGCCCCAATCAATTTTTTTTGATGCAAGATATGCAACTGCAATATCTGTTGCAATTACTGGGTCGTTAGCAAGATCAGGATTTTCCACAATTTGAGGATGACCTGATCTTTTACCATAGGTTTTATAATTGTCTTTGAATGTAATTTGTATCATTCCACGTCCGCGATACTTGTAGCCTTCGTCTCTAGCATTGCCTAGTCTACCTCCGTATACAGTGTTTCCTATGGTTGCAGGCTTTCTTGCTATTCTAGAAGCTATAGTGCTAATCTGTGAAGGCGTTACTTGACGTTTATATTTCAAACCATACTCTTTTTTGGCTGCAAGTGTAAGCCTGTATTTGAATGTACGTAATAAAGCATCTTTACTGTAATTTAAGTTTTCGCTTCTAGGTTCAAAATTACATTCATGTCTAATCTGAGCCATGGCCATTGCCACCGCTTCTGCGTTGCCTCCATCTTTCGCACTAAGCCTTTCGTTAAGGTTTAAAGATGAACACAATTGATTTACAAAATACTGTTCCATTTTTGCTGGAGCCTCAGGCTTGTTAGGTTGATCACCAATTTCCCCTTCTTGTCCTGGAACAATACCATTACTTTCTATTTCTACTGTTTTGCCATCTACTGTTTCTGTTTGTGCATTGACAACTGCGGTAGTATCATCGTTTACATCTGAATCTTCTTCTTCAACAGGCGGTGTTGTATTCCTGTTTACATAACTTGGCGCATCATTAGCTCTTGTGTTGGTTGCTGTAAAAATTGTTGGATCTAAATGTTCGTGTCCTAACCAAGGTTCGTGTTCTGGTAAGCGTACAGGGAATAATGCATCCTCTGCTTTTTTGGCTTTATCTGCTGTAAGAGATTCTGCTGCCATTGCGGCAGGTGCAGTTGGATTTAAATCAATAGTTGCGCCAGTGATCTTTGTTGCTCCTGTGGTGTTTATATCTAATGTTTCGCCCTGTGAAAAACGTGTTGATAAATCGCTTTTTATATCAAGCATACCTTTTGCATGTATTCTTGTGTTTGCTACTGACTTCACATCTAAGTCTTTTCCTACAGTAAGTTTGCCATTGTCAGTAACATTGATATTAAGATCTTTACCGGAACTAATATTTGCATCATCACCAACAAGCATATTAAGTTCTGCACCAATTTCAAAGTTCATGTCAATACCAGTTTTTATATCTGTTTGTCGTCCAGTAGTAAGTTTTGTATTTTGTCCGGCATTTATGTTTAAATTTTTTCCGGCATACATATTAATATCTCTGTCTGCTGAAAAATTCAAATCTAATTCTGTATGTACACTTATACTGTCTCTACTGTAGATATCTATTTTACCCAAACTTGTAAGTTCGATCCATGCAGTGCCTTTTGCATTACCTATGTAAATTAAATCTTCTGAATTATGCAGAAGTATTTGATGTCCTGTTCGTGTACGTAATCTAACAAGTTCGTTATGAGGGACATCTGCAAAACCTTTTTTATCTTTATCTTCTTCTACACTTACGTATTCTGCTTTTGCTTCACTAGCATATCCTGTGCGTAAAATTGCAGGATCGCCGTCATCCATTACAAATGTTGAACCGCCTAATCTATTGAAGAATCTTTGTGTACCACCTGCTCTAGGATCACCATACGTTGCTCTAGGCGCTCCGTCACGCCTGTCTTCAGCACCAGGTGTACTCCAACCAAATACCATACTAGGTACTTCTCGCCTTGCACTAGAAGTAGTTGTTCCTCTAATACTATCTTCAAATAGACCTTGTGTCTTTAAATTTAACTCTGCATCATCACTATGCGGTTTAA